TTTTAGGGTTATAATAGGAGGAGGGTCTGACTGTAACCGTCGGGGCTACAGTCGGATTCCACCTCTCATTGGTCTAGATCCTCTTAAAGAGTTCTTCTTATGTGTTCTCGATGCTGTGCGAGAGAATAGTCTTTTAGATTTTCTAAGTCTCATTTTTCTTGGTCTTCTCATAATATCTCCTTATTATTTGTTTTTTTTTTACTGAGCGCGCCCCATTAAGGGACGACTCAGTAGAGTTGTATCAAGTAGACAACTCTTCTGCCGCGTCGGACTCGTCCGACTTGCCTGCGGCGAGAGACGTAGTCTTCTCGTCCGCTTCTGCTTGTAAAGCTTGAGCTATACGCTCGTTTTTAACAGCTAAACCCATGTCTACCATTTCAGGTAGATTCTTTTCATCTTCCGCAAATTGTAGGAATGTATGCATTTCATTGTTGAAGCGAGCCTTCACTTGTTCCGGTAATTCTTCAAACAATGTTTTTGCTTGTGCTAATTGATTTTGCATGGAAGTGAAATCGATTTCCGATACATCGGAGTATTGAGGGTTAGCATGTTTTGTTTGTGGCATGATTCCTGTTTCCATGAATTGTGCTAGTATTTTGTTAATATCACACGTATCTGTGTGATATTGTTCTGTTAAACCTTCATTGAAGGTTTCACTATAGTCTTCTTTGCCTAGATCATAGGCTGAACGAAAGACTTGTTTTTTAACGCCAGTGGATTTTCTTTTAGTCATTTATTGACCTCTAGTTAATATTGAAGGATTTCGGGCAAATAAATTGCCGAAAATTTGAGATAGGCTTAATGCTGAACTCAAATATTGGTCGAAAGATAATTTCTTTCTACTGCTTGGCTTACTCCAAAAATTTGCAGTTGCTTGAGCTAATGGAATTTGTGAATTCATTAATTCGTTACTGATTTTTGTTTGTTTAATATTTTGAAGTTGTTGATTAATTGAAGCTTGCTGTGAAGCAGCTTGCATAGCTGATGCAGCTTCATTAAATTGTTGAGCCATAGCGCCGCCGGGTGAAGATGCGGGTGCGCGAGCAGCTAAGATTGGATTTAATCCGGCCTTTTTTAAATCGGCCATTGCTCGTTGATGTGCAGTATTGGACATTCTTTCTTGAAAGTCCATTTGTTTTTGTGCTTGATCTGCGGATGCTATATTTTGCCGTTGGGCTCCAGAACGTCCAAATAATCCGCTTAGAAGGCTACCGCCTATTGATGATACGCCATCGCCACCAAATGATAATTTAAATGGTGAAGCTGCTACTTGTTTTGCGGTGCTTTGTGTACTTCCAGAGCGTAATTTATCCATTGCTACTGGTCGAGGATGTGCTGAAATTGTTGCGGGACCTCCACCGGGGCCAGTTGGTAAACCATCAGTAAAATATTTATTATTAGGAACTGTCCTAAAACGTAAATGTTTTTTATCAGCAGGCATTAGAAGTGTGTCCCGCCTGGAATGCTATTAACTGGCATTGGGCGAGTACATCTTAGTTTAAATAGTGAATCGAATATGAATTGAGGTTCAGTGGCGACAGCAAGTGTTCGCTGAACATTGGTGTCTGTGACTTGTATCCATGAATCTCCGAGTAAAGGAAGTGAAGCGTATTCCTGGGCATAATGCCAGGACTCGAGAGTTCCAGTAGCGTTAGAGCGGAATTTTCCAGTGATAGAGCTTGGTTTGTAACGATATTCTGCATAGCGTTCCTGATAGCCGAATGTTGTTTCATCGGCTGCGGATCCCTGAGCATAGATTTCTTTATTTTTGACGGCTTGTTCGCCGATAGTGGATAGTGTAGGCCAGTAATAGTCGTATATTGTTTCACGACTGAACATACGGTTCAGGCCCTGTTGGTAAGTTAGATCTGTACGGACGGATACAAGTCCGATAACGATAGTGTGTTCAGTGAACGATTTTGTAAATGAGTGTCCACTAAGGACAGTTGTTCCGATAGCGGATAAGTTACCTTGAGGAGTAACGCTATCCGTGGATGATGTTTGTGCGACCGGTGATATATTTACGGGTGAGCTTCCGCCACCGAGATATTCTGGTCTTTGTAATCTTGCGTCTGGGCTAGTTACATTGAAGTGGTTTTTTATGACTTCGATATATCTTGAACCACCACGCGCTTGTATTTCAAGAAATTTTTGTGTAGCGAATGCGAGTCGAAGTTGGTTAATAGTAGCAGATGTTGCGTCAGATAAATCTGCGTACAGTCCTTCGGAAGCAGTTTCGCCAGTGCCACCACGAGCAACATAAGTTCCGTTAGCAGTTTGTTTAACGAGGGTAGATCCATCGGTAGCGTAAATTCCGATCGGGTCATCAGCTGCACCATCGAAATTAACAGGTGCTGAAGCTCCTAGAGGTATGGTTACGTCTGCGCCTTTTTGTGGCCAAGGTAATGCTGATGTAAAGTAATCGTGTTTTTTTCCTCTATTTAAGAGGTTATAAGTTGTGGCGTCTGCGCCAGAGGTAGTTAAGACTGTTTTTGGTGCTTGGAGGTTTTCATCACGGAACCAATCGTTCCAGATGAGAGTATAGGCTCTATGCCATAGAGCGGAGAATTCGAGCGCAGCAATTTTTGTTGGTATTCCGAAATAATCGGAAAGGGATGCTTCTGCTTCGCCGGATCCTCCGGCGGTAATTGTTGGGGGTATTGGTGCGGCGACTGTAAAGTCGGGTGTTCCATCTAATCTTGAGGAACCCGCAGCTTGGTAAGTTTTTGTTTCTCCCATGAATTCTTCGAAATCGTCCCATACGAGTCGTACTGGGACTGCGAAGAAATGGGTATCCATAAATGCGTTATCCATGGTTGGGTGTATTGGTGTTGCTAGACGGCTAAATGCTGTTAAGTTACAGGAGAATGTATCTCCCGGTAGAGCTTCATCTACATATATTGGGACTAATTCGCCGGCATTAAAGGTGGTTTTAAGTCCATGAGATCTATCAAAAGTAGATCGTTGTATATCGGCGTGAGGGACTTCTGAAAATTGGTGTTGGCGCGCACTGCCAACTCTAGTGTTGTGCTTGTGTGGGTTTCTCATATTGTCGGGGTCTTTGAGTTCGCATAATTTGTGTTATGTTAATTATATATCTCATTCATAGGTCAAAATAAACTATTTTGAAAATTTCTTTTGATTGCCATTTTTAAATTGTATCACATGTTCGTGAGCTTTAGCGATACATACGGGTTCGATTGGATCTAATTGTCCAGTCGTTGTTTCGAATGTACCAATGTGCCAAAGGCTATAGTCCTCGGGGTTTTTGGCTATTTGAGTCTCTTCATTTGCCATATCGGCAAATTGTCTAAGAGCTATTGCGTCGTTTTCTAAAGAGTAGTCCTGATGGTATGCTTCAAGTGCTGAATCGAAGATTGTGTATTTATTTAATATCATAGTATTTTTCCTATTATAGTTTAAGGCGAGAATATAAAGCCTGACGGGCTTTGAAATTTTTCTCGTGTTGTATGAGGTCGTCTGCGGTGTAGATAAGTGCTTTTTCCTCACGTTGGGTTTTAATTTCCTCATATTCTAATGGGAAATCTGATTTGAATTTAGTATCATAGTAATGAGGTATAGGGAATTTACGACCCTCTAAGTCGTGTATGCAATCGCCGTCCATTCTGTACATGTCTGAGTAGTAATTTTTATAAAAAGGGTATCCTATTCCAGGCCTTCTAGACATAAAAGGTTTTTCTGGTTCTCTAAGGCAAATTCCATTATCGGAATATTTGCCAGTTTTAGGGTCAATAGATTGGTAAGCGGAAGAGTACTCAGGGTCGTTATGTTTGAATATTTTTTTAAAGACGTATCCAGATACGTAAGAAGCGGTTTTGACGTTAACGTCACCGACGGATACATATCCTCTAGGTTGTTGGTCGGCTGTTACCCATGCTTCTTGAAGTTTTTTTGATTTGAATAAATTTTTCATACCTCTGCCCTGTAAAGGTTCGAGGTCTGTGAATCTGTGGTTAAAAAGTAAAGCGTGGAAATGTGGTCTTCCTCTTTGGTCTCCGTATTCGCCTACAGCGAAATATCGGATTGTTTTGCCTTTGTTACGTTTTTTAAGTGAACGTATGAATTTTTGCCAATGTGTGTAATCTAAAGAATTGTTTTGTGGAAGTTGGTCGTCTTTGTAGGTTAATGTGATGAAGCAATTATTATTTCCCCAGTAGGAAGCTTCATTCATGTTACGGACTGTCCATTCTTGTTGTTTTTTAAAGCGACAGCCTGTGCACATACCGCAAGGGCGGGTGGCATGAGGATAATTATCCTCGTCTATAGATGTCCATTGGCCATTTGGTCGGGAATATCCCTCGACAGGATGATAACAAGGCATTATAATGGGGGGAGGGTCTGACTGTAACCGTCGGGGCTACAGTCGGATTCCACCTCTCATTGGTCTAGACCTTCTTAAGGAATTTTTTTTATGTGTTCTCGATGCTGTGCGAGAGAATAGTCTTTTAGATTTTCTAAGTCTCATTTTTCTTGGTCTTCTCATAATATCTCCTTATTATTTGTTTTTTTTTACTGAGCGCGCCCCATTAAGGGACGACTCAGTAGAGTTGTATCAAGTAGACAACTCTTCTGCCGCGTCGGACTCGTCCGACTTGCCTGCCGAGAGGGACGTTGTTTCCTCTCCGGCTTGATCTTGTAAAGCTTGAGCTATACGCTCGTTTTTAACAGCTAAACCCATTTCCTCCATCTCTTGGAGGTTATCTGGATTTTCTGCAAAATTTAGAAAGCTATGCATTTCATTGTTGAAGCGAGCCTTCACTTGTTCCGGTAATTCTTCAAACAATGTTTTTGCTGTTGCTAGCGTATTTTGCATTTCTTGGAAATCCACTTCTGATACGTCTCCGTATTGTGGGTTTGCGTTTGTTTGTGGCATAATTCCTGTTTCCATGAATTGTGCTAATATC